CTGTTCTTGTTTTGGGAATATTTCGCACCTGCCATGACCAAGTGCAGAAGAAATTTCTGCAGCCTTGTCTCTGAAATCTCCTGCATTCATCCACTCCTTAAAGAAAAAGAATATATGTGCACCACCTGATTTACTACGGCACACGATACACGGAACTTTGAGTTCCTCTAATTTGTCTATTAATTTATTATGTTCTAATGGATACTCATCTATATCCAAAGCACCAAACCTACATTTGTTTTCTTCATTAATAGGAATAGCACCAACACCTTTTTTGCCGTTGATGTGACCTTCTATTAATTGTAATGTAAGAGGGTTTCTTACTATAAATGATTTCGCTTTTTGTTTACCTGCGGTACGTTCTTGTGACACTTCCGTCTGACCATGAGCCGTACTGAAGCCGGTAAAAGCTTCTAATAATTCTTCTGCTAAATTCACTCTTCACTCCACAAAAAAAGAGTCGTGACTTGGAGGACTAGCCACGACTCTGATTAATTAAAACGGTATTTCGTCATCCTTCTGTGCAGATTGCATTTCATCCGCAGGAGCCGAAGCCGTCTTGATCTCCCCTTTTCTGAAACTTTGGTACATAGTTCTAGCTTCTAACATCATAGCTTCTAGTTCTTTTGTAACCTCAGTAGCTCTTTCGATCTTGTAGTTATACCAACTACCTTGATCATTACTTTCTGCAATAGTCTTAATAGACCATGCAGTTCCATACAACGGCATAGGTTTACCTGATGGTAATCTTATACCATTCTTAACTGTATTCCATCTACGAGACACTTTAAGTTGTGTTTTCTTCATATCAAGAATAGCAGGTGAACCGGTCTTAGTCTCAGGATCCATAGCCATAATTACATGCTGATGAGTTCTAACTAATTCATTACCCGAGGGCAGTATTTCTGCTGCACCTTCACGAGTTGTAAGAGTAATGTCTTTATCATCTGCTGATAGTTCTCTTATGAAACCACCACCACTTGATCTTAGTGCGAACTCCAAGAACTTCTTCTCAAAGAAACACGGTACAACAAGCACACCTTCGTCTGCCCTATATACTGTTTGAGACACAGTGTTAAATATATCTCCTTGTTCAGCACCTTTGATGTACATAGAATCTTGTTTATTTAACTGTGGAGACAATGCTTGTAATATCCTTATAAAAGGTATTTGCATATCTTCCGTAGTAAAGTTCTCAAGTCCTGCTCCCGCCTCTTCCTCTAATAAAGAAGATAGGTTGGATGGTGCTACTTCCGTAGCCTTCTTTTCTGCAACTGCATTAGCCATTATTTTGCTCCCTTTATTTTTGCACGATTGCCTACATATATTCCGAAAGTATCAAAGTCAATTTCTTGATTATTCTCTATTCGGTTCTTCGCCCAAGTTCTTAATGTCATTGGATGAATATGAGTCTTTTGAGCAGGTGCTAAACCTTGATTGCGTAAATCATCAACCACGGCTCCCGCTACATTGTCTTGACCCATACCAAAGCCGACAACAACTTCGTTCTTGATAATATCGCCCTCGCCAATAGAACGAATAAAACTAAATGCTTCATCCTTCTTATCGTCAGGTATTCTTGCCGATACATATTTATCAATAGAAACTTTGTTGCCATCAACAGTTAGACTTTCAACTCCGAGTGTCTCCATTAATGATGGAATGTCTTCCTCATCAACAGTTCTTTTTCTTTGTTGTAAATCTTTGAGATGTTGTTCGGCATCCTTAATCTCTTTATCGAGATCAATGGATTGCCTTATCAATGTAGAGAGCTTTGAAGTCTCTCCTTCGCTAACTTTATTAAATGCTTGAGGGTTAGCTGCCTCTTCTTCAAATAGTGAAAATACATCACTCATCGTTCTCTCCTTCTACGTTAAAGTTTATACCCTTCGGTATTGGTTCTAAGGTTCTACACCCTAGCTTTTTGTTTGTCAATAGAATTCGTCTGACTCTTTTTCCACATATATTCTTGCTTTGTGAGAAAAGATATTTGACCACCTATTGATCTATCATTGTCTTCCGACAATTCTTTTAGCATGTCCCAAGTCTTGATTGGTACTGCTACTGATTTCCATCTATCTGGATCCATTTTATTCTCCCTTTTCTTAGTTATGCCTATTATTTTCCATATTGTCAAAGATTTTCTTACATTCAATCATACTTTTTTCTAAAGCATAATCCCAAGACCTCTTTATTAAGTCTTTATCGTACTCAAATGTATCTACATGAACTTTTTTAGTCACACCAGGTAAAGATCCTACACTCATAAACTGTATATTTCTTTGATTCAATGATACTAAAGCTATTATATCACAGTCATATTTAGTATAAGGTCTTTTTGGTTTACCTTTTGATGTTGAAAAACAATAACATTTTTTCTTGTCTAAATAAGTGGCGGTCTTTACTTCTATTCTTTGAGCCATAAAAACACCATCACCCTTAACTGCAACAACATCTGTACCATCTTGTTTTATAAGATCACACTCAACACCTAACATTGTTAATTCAAAAGCCGTGAAAAGTTCTCCTGCCGTGCCTATTAGTTTCTCAGATCTTCGCATTAGTCACTCCTTTTTGGTGATACTTTTAGCCATTCTCGTGCTTCTTCTCCTAGTGTCCTCCCTGCTAATGTAATTTTTGATTGTAAAACTTTAACAATGTGAACATCAATACTATCGGGAACAACCAAGTCAACATACAGAACATTATTCTTCTGTCCTATTCTATGGCATCTGTCCTCTGATTGTATTCTTGTCTCAAGATTAAAGTCATTCGAATAGTAAATAACATTCGTGGCTGCCGTAAGTGTCAAACCCCTACCCGCAGTTTGTGCATTACCTACAAAGAATCTTGTCTCCTTATCATTTTGGAATCTATCAATAGCCTTGTCTCTATCTTCTTGTGATGTGTCTCCAAAATAAGTGACCACGGTGCCCGATCCATAGGCTTTATCCAATGATTTCTTTATCTTCTTTATGTCATGTCTAAACCTTGACCATATAATTACTTTGCCATCCATCTCTGCTATCGTGTCAAGCATGGCATCTATTCTATGGTTGGCTATCTCAACAGTTTCTCCATCATCTGTAACAAGGTATCCACACAATAATTGTTGAAGCCTAAGTAATCGTGTCATGACTTCCGGTGCAGTGACCATGTCGCCACCTTCAAGAAAAGCCACGGCAACATCTTTCATACTATTATAATGTTTGATTTGATCAGAGGTTAAGACAACTTCTCTTGTTGTATATATTTTGTCAGGTAAATCCAAGGCTTGTTCTTTTGTCACTCTGTATGCAAAGTTATGAAGTTTGTCCGTTAATTCTTCTAAATTTCTAAAACCTACAACTTGTTGAAAACTATGATTCCCCATTCTTGTCTGCCTAACTATGGCATAACGTCCTTGGAAAGACCAATAACTATCGAAACCTAATAAGTCTTTATCAAGAAAAGCACATTGAGCATACAAATCCATAGGTGATTGAGTTATTGGAGAGCCCGTTAGTATTCTTTTATATTGAGCCGAGTCTCCTATTTTTAAAACAGACTTTGTTCTTTTTGCTTTTATATTTTTGATTGTTGTTGATTCATCTACTGCCAACATAAAGTTACTTCTATGTATAAATGCCTCTAAATATTTAATTACCTTTGCCGTGGCAAAGGATTCTACATTGACTAATAATATTCTTAGCTTGTCCCTGGTTTTTACACCTTCTTCTAAAATTTTCTTTTCTGTTTTGTTGGCACTAGCTTTCCAAACATAAACATTCTTTTCAATATTGTCAGGCAGATGGATTGGTATTTCTGAATTCTTCCAATTCATATACACACCTTTTGGTGCGACTATAATAGCCGTATCTATTTTTTTATTTTCGTATAGCCAAGTAATATTATCTATTAATACTTTTGATTTACCACAACCCATCTCCATGAAATAGGCATAGTTCCTTCTATTAAAGCTACGAAGTAGAGCCTCTTCTTGATGCTCGTAAGGCTTTGTTTTATAATTGAATGCCATTTGATTCCCCTCATTTGTACATATCCTCAATCCAGGCTAGTGTAGAACTAGCTGATTGACTTTCTTTAAACTTTTGTCTGTATCTCTCTTCGGGTTTAACGGCTTCGGGATCATCAGTTCCACGAAAGTCAGTTTCTGGCAACTCACTTTGTTCTTCTGTTGTCAGGAAAGGTCCCCAATAGCCACCACAACCCTCAAGAGAATTTCTTTTCTCTCTCTTCCACTCCTCAAGTCTTGCTATCTGGAGTATCGTCTTCACCGATGTCCCAATCTGGTTCGAAATTGATTGTGAGTCGTGTCCGAGGCTCCACATCTTTTTTGCTACGGCTACGGCTAGGTGAGGATGATTCGGGAAAAGGGATGACGTTATCTCTACTGACAGAGTGTATGTCTTTCTTTTCATTTTTCTTACTCATCATTCTCCTCCTCTTCTAACCCATGCATGATACTAAATTTTGCAGACTCGAGGTGCCAAAGCACCTCGGCTGGATCTTTAATTGTTGTTATCATTTGAACCATGTGATCTTCTTTACTTGTTCCAAGAATCACAATCTGATCAAATTGATCTGCAGCCATTTCACATACCATAGGTACAGGTTTAACTGTTCTCCTCATTTTATAAGGGAAATTTATTACATTGTCACTCATTTTAACTGTGCACCTTGGCAACAATCGTCCACAATACTATGGCACAAAGCACATTGCTCATGACCATGTATATTAACTGTCTGTAGTGTTCCTTGACATCTGGGACATCTCGGCACACAATGTGTTTTAACTTCTTCTTCTTTTTCTTTTTGCCACTCATAATTTATTTCTTCTTCCATTTTTCATTTATCTCCGATCTTAGTGAATGTGTATGACCATTGTATTTCATCTCAGTATATTTGGAAGCTAGTCTTCTAGCGTCTTGTGCCTCTTCTTCCATACCTGCTGATGCGAACTCAATCGCCTCTTCTTCAAACCTTTGAATTAATTTGCTTATAAGCCTCATATTCTTTTTCCTCAACCATATTATAATCACAGTCAACAAATGTATAACAGTTTCTAGTCTTTCTTCTCTCTTCCCTTTTCAAAGCTTTTTCAATTGCTTCTTCTTCAGTAATAGCTTCAATCTTTATAATCCTTTTTATGTTTGTAAAAACTTCTATATAATAAGAATCGGCTTTACTATAATTCATCAGTTGAGTTTTATATACTCCGTACTTTTGTCTTTTTTCCCAATAAGTTAAGGCTCTTGCTTTTTTTACTTGTTTCTTAGTACTTGATTTCATTTTTTGTCCTCTCAAAAATTTTTTCACATTTATATTTAACTTGATGAGGAAAAGGAACCATGACTCGTGTCATATCAACCATCTCATGTATCCTCCCCATACATTTCTCTATCGTAATGTAGCCGTTCGGAGCCTCCAGATCATGTAACTCGAAACAACTCTTCTCGTCTCCCGATCCATGAACCAAGGAGCAAACTAATAACAATGCTTTGAACATTTAGATTCTTGTTTCGTTCAAAACTTTTTTCCAGGCCGACATAAGTTCATCTGCATAGATATAACCTCCGTCTACTCTTCTTAGATCTTCACAATTATCAGACACTACTCTTTCTAATCTGTTGATTGCTTCTTCTATAGGCATGTCTACTCTTCTATCTAAAGTTTCCATTGTAAGCTCCTAGTTTTTTATTAATTGTCCTAAATAATCTTATAAAAGTCAAGCAGTTTAATTTCATATAGTGTTTCTCTCATAATTTTTTGTTTTGTTTTTATTTTTTTCAAAATAGGTGTATAAGTGTATAAGTGTATAATATCTTCTGTAATCGTTTGTAGAGTTAAAATAGTTCAGTACACTTTTATATACACTCAGTACACTTTGATAAGGACAAACTGAAGCCGCAAACATTTTTTTTCGTTTTGAATTGAAAAAATATGAGAATAAACCTATTATACTTTTGTTATGGCTAAAGAAAAGTTTCTTACTAATAGACAAAAAGAGTTCTGCAAACTTGTTTGTGAAGGTATTTACAGTAATGCCGAATGTGCAAGACGAGCTGGATATTCCGAAGGACAAGCAGCCAAGACTGCAAGTCTTTTGTTGAATGGGAAAGATTTTCCTTTGGTAACTGAACATCTAAAAGAACTCCGAGAAATTAGAGAAAAGAAGTATGGTGTTAGTCTTATGGGTCAACTCAAACGACTTCATGATTTAAGTCGAGGAGCAGAGGCAGAAGGTCAATTTTCGTCTGCGATCAATGCCGAGAAGATACGCTCTGCACTTGGAGGCTTAACCATAGATCGAAGAGAAACAACTCATCAACTAGATCAGTTATCTCGTGAAGAAATTGTAGCAAGACTCGCAGAGATTAGAAAACAACATCCGTCTGCTTTTATTGAAGGTGATTTTAAGGTGGTCGGAGAGGATAAGGGGAGGACAAAACTCTCCGACCAAACATAAGCAATTCCTGATATTGCTCCGTGCCTTTC